CGAGATAAAGCTTGACATTTAGAAATATTATTCGTAGATTAATAGAAATAAAAAGGTTACAAAATGACAAAAAAAGAATGGTTACAGAAAAAAGTATTGGTAGATGAGTGGGGAAGACCACCATCACTTGCAGATGTACCGTTAATGCCTATGACAATAGAACAGGCATATAAGAAGCAAGGTGCTACCAACAAACAAATTAATCAGTTATATAAGGAGACAATCAATGTCAAAAAAGAAAAATAAAAGTGGTTGGAAAGATTACAAAACTTTCACCTTGAAAGATGGAACTAAGTTTTTAGCTCGTGATGAACATGACGCTGAACTATACAGAAAAAAGGTAGGTGACAAGTGATAGAAATTTTAACTATTGGTGCGGTATATGTTGCATACTTGGTATTTACTTTTCCTCTAAGAGCTAGAAAATGGAGTGATAGAGTTGACTAAACACTATTATGAAAAAAGTGGTACGATTGATTCTAAAATCAATATAACTTACCATGAATTATTCCTAAAAACTGATGAAGAACTTGACGAGTGGATTGAAGAAGCTCGTCAGTTTATCATTGAGGATTGGGATGAACGAGGTACACCACCAATGGTTGGTCAGAATATTGACCAGATAATTAGTTCATTTAAGAAACTTAGAGAGTATGACATACATGGTTTTATAGAAAAAGCTGATGATGGTCAAAGAAATGTAATCAAGAACTTCAATAAGTTCGCGAATGGTGTGAATCAATTCTTTCCAACTATGTTAAAAACTCGTATCGGAGATATGGGAGATGTAACTCTTAACTCTATTTATGATAGAATCAAAGAGGATGTCAATAAAGATTTATTTTACAAAGCTATGAGAAGAGGACTTCGTAGAGATTCTATGTATAGTTTCAGTAAGTCTTTATCTTTAGATAGAAAAGAAAACGACAAGGCTGGTCTACCATATTGGAATGGAGAGTCAGTATTAGAGTGGTTAAAATATTACAAAGATAATAAGTTAAAGTTTAAAAACCATAGACTTTGGATAGGTAAGTCACATCAAGAAAAATATCTTACTAGTTATGTAACAATAACTGCAGATGAAATTAAACAAGCTTACAAAGAAGGTTTAATTACTGATGAGATGGTTACTAACTTGTGGTGTCCTACTTTAAAACAAAAACTTACTGTTGAAGAACTAGAAGACCATGTTTCTACTAAAAGTTCTAAATTAAAAAGAAATGTATTTCTAATAAGATATTACGATATTAGAACAAAATTATTCCCCAAAGCATTTCAGATATTTAGGTTGAGTTTAAACTCACAACCAGCAGTTAACTTCCCCCCACTTACTGCTAGATTATTGTATGAGAAATATACAGACCATATCGAACAAGATGAACCACTAAACATTTACGATCCTTCAAGTGGTTGGGGTGGTAGGATTCTTGGTGCTATGTCTTCTAAGAAAAGAATACATTATATCGGAACAGACCCGAACACAGACAATTGGATAGATGAAATAGATAAGTCAAGATACGAGTATGTTGCTGACTTCTTTAATGAACATGGTTTAGAAACCAATCCATTTTGGGAAGAGCCAAAAAATACTTATCACTATTTTCAGTTGGGTTCAGAACATGTTGGTGACCATCCTGATTATCAACAATATAAGGGTAAGTTAGATATGGTGTTTACTTCACCACCTTACTTTGATAGGGAACAATATTCAGATGATGATGAACAATCATTTAAGGCTTATCCAATGTATTCAGATTGGAGAGATAACTTTCTTAAACCAACGTTAGTAAATGCTTACGAAAGTATGAAATCAGATAGATATCTACTTTGGAACATCGCTGACATCAAGTTGTCTGGTGATAACTTTCATCCACTAGAACAAGATTCAATTGATATTATTGAATCACTTGGTGGTAAGTATGAAGGTAAGTTAAAGATGTTAATGGCGTCAATGATTGGAGTTGACCAATCTAATGTTAAGAACAAAGTTGATGTAGATGGAGTTACATCAAAATATGAACCAATTTTTATATTTAGGAAACCATAATGAATCATGCTACTTTAGATAATTTAGATGAGATAATGGATGTATTCAAACAATACGGAGATACATTCCCACATATCAGAAAAGACAAAATAGAAACAATGATTGAATTTCATAATGTAATATGGGATGAGAAAGTTCTAATCACATACAATCATTATAAGAGGAAACAAGCAGTTGCTATGATGACAGAGAAAGATAGGGTAGTAAGTGCTTATGAGGCTCAAAAAGGTGATTGTATACTACATCAGATTGCTGCTCAGAGTCAAGGCGATGGTAGTGGTAGAAGAGTATTTGAAAGATTTATCGACTATAACAAAGGTAGAGATATTGTTCTATCAGTTAGAAGTTTAAATACAAGAGCTATTGAGTTCTATAAGAAATATGGATTTATCAAAGTTAGTGATATCGAATGGGGTAAAACAAAACAAGTCAAAGGTGAAGTTTATTTATTAGAACAAAAGCCATTGTATAGATATAAGGAGAATAAGTTTGTCTAAACTAGGAGTTATAAAACATTTGGATGTAGAACCAGCATTATTAGATTATGATGATGTATTGAATTTTATAGACAATACAAAGTTTTCAAGAGTTAAAACAAAATATAGTAAAGGTGATGATTGGACAGCAATCTCTTTACGAGGTTATGGTCCTACACCATTAGATATTTTAAAACCAAATGTACTAAAAAGTAAAGTTAATGAAAGTGCTGAACTACAAGACACGACCTTGATGGACATAGCTGGTTTTGGAGTTATCAAAAAGATACTAGATAAGTTACCATCAACATTTGAACGAGTTAGATTGATGAAGATAAAAGCTAACTCAGGTATCGGTAAACATTCAGATAAGATTGATAAGGACTTTGGGTTAGAAGATGGTAAGATTGTTAGAATCCATGTTCCTATCAGAACCAATGACCAAGTTAATTTTTCACTTTGGGATGACAGAGAAGAGATACAAAACTATCTCGAAGAAGGTCATTATTATTATGTAGATGTCCGAGCACCACACGCTGTACAAAACAATAGTGATGTTGATAGGATTCATTTAGTTATCGATACCTATGTAAATAGCGATATATTAAAACTTCTAGGGATTGAAACTTTCTGGTAAAAATGCTTGACATTTACAAAAATTATTAGTAATTTATTATTATAATTATCACACAATGTGATATGTAAACAAAACTTCTCGTATTAAATATGAGAAGAGAATATAGGAGTCATATAATGGCCACAAGTAAAAAGCTAACAACCCCCCCATCTGTGAAGGATGTAAAATACAAAACAGAAGTACCTGAAAACTATGAAGGTTTCTTGTACAAATTTACTAACTTAGATCACCCACTTAAAAAAGCCTATTTAGGTATACATAAAGGGGATATTAATGATGGATATCTTAATTCATCTACCAGTATGGAATTTAAGAAACTACTAGCCAATCCTCATGCCAATGTTTTATTGGAGTATATTGAGTTTGGTAGTTATGAATTAATGACCGTTAGAGAAAATGATATTCTTTCTATAGGTAGAGCGATAAATCCTGATGCTTGGTATAATAAAACAAATGGAGCTCCAAGATTAAAAGTACCAAACTTCGATGCTGTTAATCTTTTAAGAGAGCAGATTATTAATGGTGTATATCCCACGACTAAAATGACCAGAGAGGAATTAGAAAAACTACAATTCTTACAAGTCAGAGTAGAAGGTCATATGGACTTAGTACATACCATCGCTGATAAGATTGATGAAAAAGGTGGAGATACATCTGAATCCGAACCTATCATCATATTTGAGGGTAGAGGTGAGAACGGCGAAGATATGGGTGGAGATGGTAACCATACTTGTCAAGGTGGACTGGCATCAGAGAAGATGTTAGACATGGATGTGATAAGAATACCATTTGAAGATAACTCGGTGTATTCAAACACAGAGTTGAAGACACTTTCACATCAGATGAACGCTGGTGAAGCTGTTCAAAAGAATCGTGCTAATAATGATGATTTGAAGAAACAACTTTACACTA